AGCGATGGCATCGCCGACCGCAGCAACCTGCTCTTCGGTCAGATCGGCCAGGGCGCGATCCTCCTTGGGGTCTTCGATTTGTTCTTTGAGTTCGTCCATCAGTTAAGCGACCCTTCTGGACGCTCGGATTGAACTTCTTCTACCTTAGTCGCTTTCTTGCGACGCGATTTCACGGCCCGGCGGGGAGGCGGTTCAGGAGAATCCACCTCCCCGCCGTCCGCCACAGGCTCCCCGGGAGGAATAGGGGACGCCGGCGGTGTCATATCAACGTCAAGCTGTACCCCAGCATCGGTGATCGACTTCTTCTCACGGGCCAGCTGCTGGATGTTCTCGTCGAAGTCGCCGCCCAGCTGCGCGCAGATCTGCGCCTTGGTCATGTAGCCGGCCGCTTCCATCTCGCGGTAGGCCTTGACCTCCTTGAGCGGATCAACCCAGCTCCATCCGCGGGCCAGCCATTTCGGGCTGTCGTAGCGCTCGGGACGAAGCTCAAAGTCGGGCAGCGCCAGCTGACCGGTGAGCACCGCCACGTCAAGCCACTCGCGGAACACCCGCATGTGGAAATTCTCGATCAAGTAGCTCTGCATTACCCGCCAGTGGTCGCGATCCTCAAGCAGGCTTAGGCGACTTGAAGAATAGTTGGTCTCTGAGAAGTCCTTCGACAGGGTCTCATAGCTGCAGCCGAAGCCCGATGCGAAGCGCCGGGTCTTGGCGCGAACGAACGCCTCATACTGCGCATCCGGTGACGAGATGTCGGGCACCGTGACGCTCTGGCCCGGGTCGAGGTATTTGAACACCCCGGGCTCGAATTCGGTGACACGCTGTTCGCCTTCAACGTCGTCCGCCTCCAGCTCGCCCTCGGGTGATGTCACGAATCCCATCAGCGACGCTGCACTGCGGGCCCGCACCACCGCGGCCTCTTCGTAGCCGGCCAGCTGGTGGGCGTCGGTGATCACCGGCGCAAACCAGGGCACACCGCGGTGCTGATTCGGACGCTCGGGGATAAACAGGTGAATGACATCCTTGGCCGGTAGGAACACGTGCTTCACGTTTTCCCGATCCGGGCTGCCGGCGAACCAATAGTCGCCCGGATGGCGCGTCAGGAACGCATACTGCACCGGCCGGCCGTAGCGGTCGATCTCGACCCCCATCCGCCACTCGTTGCCCTTGGCGCTCACTGCACCGCTGTACTCATCGTCCAGCAGATCGCTCTCGATGATCTCCAGCGCAATCGGCACCTTGCTGCCGCCGAACGACTTGCGGTGGATCCTGAAGATCACCTCGCCGCTTTCTGGCAGCGCACCGGCCGCCAGCCACTCGAACATGTTGAAACTCTGCTTGCCGGCCACATCGCAGTAGTCCTTGCGGCACCAGCGCTCCCACTTGGCCTCGATCAGCGTGTTGATCTTCTCGTCGCGTCGATTGCCGCGCAGGCTCATCACCTGCGACTGCATCTTCACCCCAGCGCCGATCACGTTGATCTGCGTCGTGCGCTTGGCCTGACGGGCATACGGGTTGTCGCGCACCATCTGCCGCGACCGGTCGCGCAACTTGCGCAGGCTGGTCTTGATCTCGGCGTCAGCGCTGGTGCCGTTGCTGATCCAGTCGCTGGTCAGGCGATTGATAATCGCCCCGGCATATGTGCGGCGCCGACGCTTAGCGGGCTCCGGCTGTTGTTTCGGCCCGAATCCGATGGCCGTCAGAAGTCGTGTGCGGAGTCCCATTAGCGGCCGAACCTCACAAAGAGGTTATGAGGGTTGCCTAGTCCGTTTGCGATCATCGCTGCTTTATTCTCGCGAGCGACATCAGCCTTGAGCTTGCTCTCCAGCGCCAGCAGGTCGGCGAGCTCGTAGCGCTTGAGGCTTCTGGTGCCGATCCGATATTCCTGGACCGCGCCGCCTGCCATCAGAGCTCGGATTGCGGCCTGGCAGCTGTCCAGATCCTTCTGGGCCTGGGACCGTGCGTCTACCGCAGCAGGGGTGCCGGTGTATGCAAGGTTCGGCTCGACATCAAAGGTGCCAGACCCGAGAGTCGTCTTGGCTCCTCCAACATTCGCAGTGGCAACTGCCTGCCAGTAACCGGTGTCGTCTTCGTGGAAGCCTGCGCTAACGGCAGCGGTGATTGTGAACCGCCAGCCGTCTCCATCAGCAACACCGACGACGGTGGCACCATGGTTGTTGCGGTTGAACCGGATGTAGTAGGTGAGGCCGTGAGTCGCGCTGGTCAGGGGGGCTCCGAACACGTCAGTGGCGGAGGGGTCTCGCCAGGTGACAGTGTCTCCAGCGCGAATTGAGGGAGGAATTCTCACGGCCTCACCATTGGCGAACGAACGACCGCTTTGCGGGCTTGTTCGATCTTAGCGGCGCCTTGCGCTCCCTTTCTACCGGCTTTTCGAGCCGTTTCTCAAGTTGATCCCACATAGTTCGTCGGTCGTACCGCTGGTACATCCGATTTAGCGCCGCATACGCATACACCAGCTCGTCCAGTGCTTCGTTTCGCTGGCTGGACTTTTTAACCCATACGCGCTCTGGATACCCGCGCACGAACCGCGTGATCTGTTTTTCTGCCGTCAGCTCCTCGAAATACTCCTTTCCCGCATCTGCGTAGAAGTGCAGGAAGCCTGGGCCGGGTTCGTTGTGTTTCAGTCGGCCAAACAGCAGGCTTTTCACTGTGTCGCCGCCCACTGGGTACACCTCAGCGCCCTTTTTCAGCGCCCTGCCTTTGTAGTTCAGGTCGACCTTGGTGGGCTTGCCGATTGGCGGTTTGCCCTTCTGGCTCTGACCCTTGATCGCAATCACGCCCAGGTTCTGGCGCTCGCGGGCGTACTGGTACACCTCCATTGTGTGGTGGCCGCCAGAGTCGATGCAAATCACGTCCGGCCGCAGCTCGCCGCCCATCGCATGCTTAAACGGCCGCATGATCAATTCGTCCAACTGCTTCCACGGCTCCGGCCGGCTCGGGTCGCCATGGATCACCTGCCGATCGACTAGCCAGCCTTCCTCTTCACGGCCCCACGCCCACACGCTCAGGCTCAATCTGTTGTCCTGCACGTCGCAGCCGATCGTCAGCACTGACGCCTCGGCCGGAACCATCCGCTTCTCGTAGAACTCGGCCCGCTCCAGCAGGCTGTCGGCGCCCACCTTCGCTGCGTAATCGTCCTCCCAGCTTTCGCCCAGCACCGTGTTGACAAATGTCTTTAGCGCCTCGGGATCGCTCTTCGCCTCTAGGAACTCATCGCGTAGGTTTTCCCAGCTGGCATTCGGGCTGTAGCTGTAGGCCGCCCAGATATGAAACGAAGCATGCTTGCCATTGCCTGGTGCAGTAGCTCGCCATTCGCCGCGCTCCACCATCCAGCGCTTCTTGCTGTGCGGGATCAGCACCCCGCACTCTTCGCACACGTAATGCACCGGTGAGTACGGATCGTCCCACCGCATGTGCGCCCATTTCAGGTACTGCATGTGCCCGCAATCGGGGCACGGCACGAAATACCGGCGCTGGTCACCCTGCGCAAACAGCCGCTCAATCCGGCTTGCATCTTTCAGCGTTGGTGTGCTGCCGGCGATGATCTTGCGGTTCCAGTAATACTCTGTCCGCCGGATGCCGAGCTTGATCTGATCGCCCTCGGGGCCGGCACTCGGTGGGTAGCCATCCGTCTCGTCGAACATCACGATCCGGCGGCTCACACGCCGGAACCCTCGCGGGCTGTTGGCGCCCACCAGGCCCAGTGTCCCGCCTGGGTATTGCTTCTGCAGGATCGTGTTGGCGCCGTCCTTTGCCTTGCTGTCGCTCACCAACCCTTTCAGCACCGGCACGTCGCGCAGCATTGGCGCGATCTCCTCTTTCGAGTAGCCCTGGGCGTCCTCGATTGTCGGCTGCACCAGCATCATCGGGCAGGGATCCTGGTGGATGTGGAAGGCGATGCAGGCGTTGAGACACTTGGTGTAGCCAACCCGGGCGCTCTTCATCACCGAGATCTGCTCGATCGCCGGATCGGTGATCGAATCCATGATTCCCTTCTGGTACGGCAGCGTGTGCCACCGGCCAGCCTCGGCGCTGCTTTCGGCCGATAGGAAGAAATACCGATCAGACCACTCCGAAAGGCTGAGCTTCTCCGGCGGCTTCCATGCCCGGAGCGCTGACGTGGCCAGTTGCGCGACTTCAGCCATCTTTCTCTGCCAGCTCCTCCAGCGCTTCCCGGACGATGTCCTCCAGGATCGCAATCTGGTCTTGGGTGAGATCGGGGATCCGCTGCTTGGCCTTTGACGGCACCCCCAGCACCTTGGTGCGGCTGATTGTGATCACCTCCACCCACTGCGCCTCGACATCAGCGGCCCGGACCAGCAGCCCTTCCTTCTCCTTGCGTTCCAGCTCCAGCAGTTCGGCCTTCAGGTATTCGGTGCGGGCGCGGCTCTCGTTGTACTCGGGGACAATGTCCTCAGGCTCTGGAGATGCGAGTGATCGTTGGGCTGGCTTGGGCCGTGCTGGAGGGAAGGCAGTCTCACCAGCGGGAGGCTTTGGACCCACGCCGATCTTGGCCATGGTTTTGGCGAACCAGTCCTCGCGCAGAGTCTCAGACTGAATCAGCTCCTTGCCATCAGCCGTGCGCACGACCGGAAGACGACCCTGGCTGATCGCCTTGTAGACGGCTGTCCGGGATACCCCGAGGGCCGCGGCGGCTTCTGACTTGGTGATTAGCGGCAAGGGATGCCGGTGGTGTTTACCAATGTTACGGGTTTACAGTCCTGGTTGACACCAAGCCCAAAACCTAGGCCCAGAGGCTACTATGGCCGGTTGCCTTGTTTTCGGGGAAAGGGGAGATATTGCGCGAAATTGAGTTGAGACTTATGAGACTCACACCAACTTCGGGCAGTTGTGCCTAGGAAAACATCGAGATCCGAATCTACC